CTGGTGACTTTACAGTATCAGGTGATATCACTGCTAACGGTGGTGACATGACAGCAACACGTTTCAACGGTGAAGCAACAACGGCAAAATATGCCGACCTTGCAGAACGTTATGAAGCAGATGCAGAATACGATGAAGGCACAGTAATGATGTTTGGCGGTGAAAAAGAAGTAACAGCGGCAGAAGGTCACGGATGTGACAAACTAGCAGGTGTTGTTTCAATGAAACCAGCATATTTAATGAACGAAGGCGCAGGTGACAACGCATCTCACCCAGCAATCGCATTACAAGGTCGTGTTCCAGTTAAAGTAGTAGGCAAAGTTGCTAAAGGCGACATTATGGTTGCCGCAGACCACAAAGGTCATGCTACAGCATGGAAAGAAGACCATGATCCAAAAATGACAGCATATGTCGGTATCGCAATCAAAGATAAAATCGAAGAAGGCGAAGGCATGGTAGAAGTCAAAGTTGGCAAATAATCTTATCTAAAATTAAAAGAGAAGGGCGTCTATGGCGCCCTTTTTTTATGTGAAGAATTTCTTTAGTGTTTTAATGAGACTACTAGAGTTATCTTCTTTATAATTCTCATTAACCCATTCTGGGAACTTAGTAAACAATCTTTTCCATTGTTTCATTTCTGTATATAAATCTAAAACTTTTTTATGATATTCACTTCTATTAGAAAAGCCTAGTTCTTTTTTTAGATTGTTTATACGTGTTTTACATTCTTTTAAATCTTCTAAATCTCTATCTACTGCATTTATGATATTATCAAATGCATCTTTTTTAGAAAACTTTTCTACTAAGAACTTGTGGTGTTTATTTTTTGGTTTACCATCATATAAGAACATTATTTCTTGTAAATCATAGTATAATGCTTTTACAGGATTTATAGATTCTCTATATCTGCTAGTAACTTCTTTTATTTGAAATCTAGTATCGTCAGTTGCCAGACTTTCTAATATGCTTAATGCTATTATATTGATTTTTTGTCTGTTTGAAGTTATTTCTTTTTGAGATAGTTGTCTTACTTTCGTAATAGCAGTTTCTATAACTTTTACTGTATCACTGTTCTCGCCTTTTTTAAGGTACTCTAAATATCCAGGTGTGGCGGTATTGATGACCTTTTTAAGTTCTTCTGACATTTCTTTTGTCTTTAAAAACTCAATACAGTCACGTATAAATTTTTGTTTTTTAAAATCTATAATATCCACACGTGTCTCCCTACTGTATTTACTATTTTTGGAGACTAATTATAATGACGATATAATATCTCTAATAACTTTTAATTTGTTCTTTTTGAATAGTGTTCGGCGAGTGCCTGGGTGTAATGGTTTCGGAAAATATTCATGCTCTATCCAAGCATAACCACCACTCTCATGATTTAGTTTAGGAATGAATTCTTTCTTAACTACAATAACAAATGAGTAATAACTAAAGTCTTTGTTTCTGGAATGGTATTGGTCTAATGGATAAATCTTAATCACATCTTTTTTGATGTTAAGATTTAATTCTTCACAAACTTCTCTCAATAATCCTTGAGAAATATTTTCGTTTTCTTCAATTTTGCCTCCCCAAAATCCCCAATTTCTAGGGTGAGAGCCAAATTTATCTCTTTGTTGAAGTATTATTCTTTTTGTGTCTTTGGCAATTATACATGCGCCTGCGGCTTTAATCATTTCTCAAACTTTCTTTACTGTATGAGTTCTAGTCTCCAATAGCCTGCATCGTATATTCCTTGGAATGTATCTGACCATTCACCTTCTTCAAATTTGAATTGTTGACCAGTAAATGTATTTGATACATAAGCACGTAAATCATATGAACTTGCGTCAAATGATTTAACCCATGCTGTACCGTTATATTCAATAATATCATTCATATCAATATCTAATCCCCATACACTACTAGAAGTAGCGGATGTAAGAGAAAGATATCTTTGACCTACTGCTGGTTGTGGAATACCGTTGAAGCCTGGTTTTGCCTTATCGGCATCTATCACTCTGTCTACTGCGGTTACGGTGTTTGTAGGCAACGTATCTTTATCTACAGTGAACGATAGGAACTCAGGATTAGTAGTAGAACTTAATGTACCTATAACATCTGCATTAAGGTCATCAAGTCTACCGTGATATTTTAGTCTAAGTCTTGATATGCCATCATCTAAATTTCCATAATATTTTAAAACATCTTCCCATTTTATACCGTCTTCATAATTACCACTTCTTAGTGGTTGACATAAATAGTTTCCGTTGTTTTCTGTAATCTTTAGTGAAAAGTTTTCAGGTGTAACAATTACACTTGATTGTTTTTGTAAATCACTAAAGAATTCAAAAGCATCAGGATCATAATCTAATGTGTCTAAGTCAGTATAATTATATATGTTATGTATAATGTTTCTAATTACATTTTGTCTAGTAACTTGTGCTGGAGGATTAATCCAAATAGGTATTTGAAAGAACATAGTAGCAATATCTATTTGGTCTTCAATACCTGCAGGAATACCTCTACTTGACCATTGAATATCTGTTAGTTCTACAGTAGTAATCGTAGTCCAATCAACAGGATTATCATTGTGTTGTATCTCTAATGCTGGATTAAATAAAACTAATATTTGTTCCATTAATTGTAATTTCTGGTCTGTATTACTAGTCCAAACATCAACTTGCATGTTTAACAGATAAGGAACAGGCATAAGTCTTCTTACATTAAATCTATTACCTGGTTCATCAACATATTCTTGTGTAGTTTCATCAAATTTTCTTTCTGTGACTGCTACAGCATCATTAAAGAACGGTTCTTGTACTCTTGCTCTATCTGGTTGCAAACTTTGTATCCAACAACCTATAAATGGAGCAGAATTAACAATATTCTCAGAATTGCCTTTCATGATAGTAGCGGCCATTCTTGATATATCACCATATCTTGCTGGCACACGAATATAATAATCAGTTGTACCATCATTCATTTTCTTTCCTGTTTTTACACTGAACCCACTGAATATTCTAATAAATTGTAGAATATATCTTCTTATTTGTTCATCATAAAAATGGGATTGTTTTACCTGCGCCATATTAATCTACCTTTGGTTTCACTGCTTTTGATAAATTTACCTTACCAGTGATTGTTGTACCATCTTCAAGTTTAACGACACCATCATTATTAATAAATTGATGATGCAAGTGATGTCCAACTTCCCAACCACCGTCACTATCTTCAACTTTGTACCATTTATCATCTCTGTATTGGAATAATCTTGCAGGTTTGTAATCAGTACGTAAGAAGTATGTGTTCTCTGCTGGTTCATTTGGAAATTGTCTACCACTGGCAACTGTCGCCATGTCTATATCTTTTGGATGCTGTCCTTCTTGTGCATATTGAAGATTATTTGTTCTATAATCCCAATACTTTCCAGGAACATTTTCTTGAGCCTCTTCAACGATTGCATCATTGATTTGAAGTTCTTTATTGTAAGTAGACAAGATGTTTTTTAAATCATCTGCTTCTTCACCTGTTCCAAGAATATCTGAATACTCTTGTGTGTCTTGTAATTGTTTACAACGAACACGCCAGATATGTGGCCACCAACCTGGATCAAAGCCTTCTGCGGCCTTTGATGCATCTTGTACCACCCAATACTGATTTACAGCAGGAGCATCCTCGTCAAGTAATAAGTCGTCCCTCATATGAGGTAACTCAATTACATCACCAGTCATTAATTTTCTTCCCATCTTTTCTACCATATCATTTAGATGTAGTGTAAAAATTATTTGGTCGTTCCCTAAGAACATACCAAACTGAGACAAGTCCATATCTTGGTCTGTAACTGTATAAACACCACGCAAGTCATAGATGTTATCGTCATATTTTCTATCACGATTCTCCATGAATAGCAAATCTTGTATTGCTGGCTTAGTAGGATCATAGTTGGGATCAGTTGTATCTTGTGACCCCAAATATTTATGGATAAGCAGTGAAGTACCACCATGTTCAAAGTGGGCCTTAACTGATTTATCTATAAACTTATAATCATTTCCCTTACGAGGATTCCATAAACTTAATCTTGGCATATCTTTTTCCTTGACTTCTATGTGTATTTATCATATAATGAAGTTATCATGAAGGAGTAATAGATGGAACTACCAAACAATGACGGATATACGATTGTACGTGGGTATTTACCAGGAATTGCAGTAGAACAGTTCAGATTATGGGCAATGAACCCTAAAAATGCTCATAGAGGCAATGGTTCAGACGGAATTTACTATAATGAACACGACGGAAAACGAACATATGATGTTTGGTGGACTACATCACCTCCTAAAGAAATGTGGCTACCGGTAGTTTTACCATTAAAAAAATATATAGATTCGATATTTAAATCTAGTGATTGGGATATTCATGCAGTTGATTGTATCACTACAGCACCTAAATCAAGCAAAATCTATGCACACGTAGATACACCCTACCGATTCGAAAAGTACGCTAGAATAGACGATACATTAGGCGTACAGATAATTATACCTCTTAATGATTTTACTTTAGAAAATGGTGGGACTGCATATCTTCCCGGTTCACACTTAGAAAAAATATATTATAAAGATATTGAAGACAACCAAGAACACTATAATGATAGATTGGTCAACGAAGGGCATCAGTTTTTAGCAAAAGCAGGCGATGTATTGATGTACGACGGTCGAACATTACATAGTACAATGCCTAATAATTCTAATCTATATAGAAGTGCTTTACTCATAAATGCATTACGTAAAGATGTACTAAAAGATGCCATTTTGTTAGATAATAACACGGATAAGGTTAAAACTTGACAAAAAATGCGTTTTGTAGTTAAATAGAAATTAATAAAGCTGATTCGAAATTATTTATAGGAGTTCCCGATGGGTTTATCAAAAAGAAAAAAGACTACAAGAGCGGCACCACGGCGCGGAGCAAAACTTGAGTCACCAAAATGGGATAACTGGGAAGAGTGGTCTGGTGAAAAGTTTCATAGGCATGTTATTTGGGCTAGAGAATTTTATTATCAAAATTACAAACCGGCAGATTTATATCCTTTTGCAACACAATGGATGGAAAAGAATGGTTATACAAATGAAGATATTCGTTCTGTAAAAGCCGCACCTGATTATGAAGTAAGTGTAACTGGAGCAATTTCTTGCAAATTATTATTAGATGGCATGCCAGATTATAATCAGAAAGAAGATGATTATTGGCAAACTCTTGCTGGCACAACCGGTCATATAACACCTGTAACTGATTTTATTAAAACACGTATAAGCAATGCAATAGAAACAGGCAAGGACAAAGTTGCAGAAAAAGAAGAAAAAGAAAAAGAAGAATTAAAGAAAAATAATCGTTATCGTCCTAGTATCCAAGAATTACTACGTGCAAAAGCATTTTCTATGACTAATGAAATTGATGATTTTATCAATGATTTTGAAATGACCAATGGTGCTTTAAAGAGTTTTAAACCATTGAGTCTATTGCGTAAAGTACAAGCAAAAGCAAATCATGCCAAGATAATCAAAGAGTTATATGAAGGGTGTTATAAAGAATATGATGAACTTATTAATCCACCTTCAACAAAAAATATGACAGAAAAAGAACTTGATTGGCACAATCAGTTAATTGAAGGCTATGCATATTTACAGAAGTCCGAAATCAAAGCAATGTATGAAATGTATAAAAGCATTGTACAGGCATGTGATATGATTATTGCTAATGCAAAATTTGACCGAAAGCCTCGTAAACGCAAACCAATTAGTGCAGAAAAAGTTGTATCTAAAATGAAGTTCTGTAAAGAACATACAGAAACAGGCTCAGTAAGTATTAATCCAGTAGAACTTGTAGGTGCCAGCATTGCGGTTGTCTATAACACAAAAACACGTAAGATAGGCGTATATCATGCGAGTAATATTGATCCTATGGGACTAGGACGAGAAGGGTCTGGTTTAAGTGTCAAAGGCACTACAATGATACGTTTTAAAGAAAGCGAGAGCATTCAAAAAACACTTAGAAAGCCACAAGAACAACTGGCTATCTTCAAAAAGATAACAAAACGCTCATTAAATAAAGAGTTCAATGCCATCAAATCTGTCGAAACTAAGATGAATGGCAGAATTAACGAACATACATTACTTCTCAAGGTTTTTTGATAAATATAACTGTAGATACTGACGAGTATCATAATTAGTAAATTATTATCCCGGGAGAGATAAATGGCACAAGTTAACAAAAAAAGATACTATTATCTTGAAATCAATATACCTGATGCAGTAAAAGATGCACGCCCAGGCAGGGATGCGATTGCTATCATGCATGACTTAACAGAAGAATATAAAGATGAAGTTGGGACAAAGTATGCTAGAGCATTAAATGACTTTATTTTTGGAACTGCTAAACATTACGGTTGGCATCCATCAGATGCTAATAGATGTGCAACATGCGTTCAGTTCATCAATGCAAGACATTTTGCAAATTACGAAGCATATACGGCTGAATTTAGACAATGGCTTAACGACAAACACGGTATTACATACCCTTATGAAACATACACTGATGTTCCTTATGATATTGCAGATGCAGATAATGGCAATGATGCAGAAGTACAATCACAACAGGGTAACTATTTTACATATGCACAAGCTAAAGAAAAAGCGATTATGGAAGACCTTCCAGAAGAACGTGGATTTGTAATAGCTTAATAATTAGTTAAAAATCTAAAATTTTAAAACCCACTATTATTGGTGGGTTTTTTAATGGCTCCAATTACAAAAATGATAAATACATTATATTGGAGATAATCAATGCCAAAGAATAGCAAAGTTAGAAACGATTTAATCAAAGAGGTTCGTCTATTATTAGGCGATGGGATGGTTGATATTGAATTGGATCCGGATCATTATGATTTGGCAGTAGAAGTTGCCATATCAAAAATACAACAAAGATCCGAAAATGCAGTTGAAGAAGATTTTTACTCAATAGAGTTAAAAAGAGATGTAGATGAATACACACTTCCAAAAGAAATTATGGAAGTCAAACAAGTATGGCATCGTTCTTTTGGTCATGGTATTTCGGGTGGTGTCGATATGGACCCATTCGAACTAGCATATGCTAATTCATATTTCTTTTTGAATAATCATATTGGTGGTATAGCCACGTTTGATGCATTTGCTCAATATCGTGAATCATTAAATAAAGTTGCGGCAACAGACATACAATTCATTTGGAATCCAACAACTAAAAAAATAAAATTATTACGTAGAATGAGGGCAGACGAAATGGTTTTATTACATGTTCATTTAGAACGTCCAGAAGACGAACTAATCAAAGACCCTTATTTAAAATCTTGGATGAGAGATTATACACTTGCGTATTGTAAGAAAATGCTAGGTGAAGCAAGAAGTAAGTTTGGTTCATTACCGGGCGCCCAAGGCGGTGTCACACTAAACGGTGATGCAATGAAACAAGAAGCAGATGTACTTCTTGATAAACTAGAAACTGACTTACAGACATACACTGATGGATCTGCTCCTCTAGGGTTTGTCATTGGATAATTTACCCAACACTGCTTGTTCATTGCTATGGTCTCATACGAGGCTTAAGGTAGATGGCACCGTGCTTCCTTGTTGTTTCGTGGAAGAAAATAATATCCCAAACATTAATGAAGCACCCAAGTTATCAGATGGGTTACACAATGCATTCAATTCTAAATTTTTTAATGACATAAGAGATAAGATGTTGAAAGGTGAAAAACTTTCAATGTGTGATAAATGTTGGCGTGCAGAGGACAATGGTGTTGAGTCTTTTAGACAACAATTCAAACAATACGATAAGTTTATAGGAAACAAACCAGAATTAAGATATATAGAAACTGCCTTGTCTACTCATTGTAATTTATCATGTAGAATGTGCAATGATACTTTCAGTAGTAAATGGAAATTAATAAAGAACCCAGGAATGCCAGTTGATGTTTCTGTAGATTCATTTGATTTAAAATATTATGATGCTAATTTATCTAAATTAGACTTTGTTAAGTTTGTAGGCGGTGAGCCTTTATTAGATAAGAAACATGCGGACTTTTTGACACAGATTGTAAATAAATCAGATAATCCAAAAAATGTCAGATTGTTTTATAATACTAATGGAACTATAATACCAAAACAAGAGATATTTGAATCATGGGCAAAACTAAAAGAAGTAGAAGTCATATTCAGTATTGATGCTATTGGTGAAGCAAACGAAATACTTAGACCCCCACACAAATGGAATACTATTGAGAACACCATAAATCATTTTATAGAGCATAAAACTGATAATGTTAAGTTGGGTATGCATACAGTAGTAAATGTCTTTAATATTCATTTAATGAAAGATGTACTAGAGTATTCATTTCAAAAGTTTAATAAGATGCCTGTATTTGATTTATTAGATTATCCAGAACATATGTCATTAAAAAATTTAGATAAAAACACAAAAGAAAAACTAACACATTTACTAAAATCAGAGTTTGACGGACAAGAGCAATTAAATTATCTATTAGATTTTATAAATCAAGACACAAAACATTCATATACACTCAAACAAATTATAGACAAAGAAAAAGAAAATGATATTAGAGTAAATACTATGATAGAAAAGTTAGGAGTGTTAGATTTATGGAATTCTTTTTAAAAGCATTAATATCAGGAATAGTAATAGCAACAGTTAGTATGATGGCACAACGAAGTGTCACAATGGCGGCTTTTCTAATGGGTATACCATTTACTGCCTTTCTTGCAATGATTTTTATGTGGTATTCAGGCATTGATGCAGAAGCATTTGCGAAGTTTAGTTTCGAAACTACATATTTTGTCTTGACAAGTCTTGTATTTTTTGTTATATTTGGGTTACTAGTTACAAAGATAGGATTTTGGTGTAGTGTTATAGCCGGTTTATCTGTAACGATAATACTGTATAACATTCTTTTGAGGATTATATGAAAAAAATTATAGGTATCTGTGGGTTAATAGGTCATGGAAAAGACACGGTCGCAGGTCACTTAATCGAAAATGGGTTTCAACGAATAAGTTTTGCAGGAGTGTTAAAAGATGCATGTGCAAATATTTTTGGTTGGGACAGAATTCTATTAGAAGGCAACACACCAGAGAGTAGAGTATTCAGAGAACAAGTAGATGAATGGTGGGCAAAAAGATTAGGTATACCAAACTTCACACCAAGATGGGCTTTACAACATGTAGGCACAGATGTATTCAGAATGAACTTTCATCCAGATATCTGGGTAGCGGCTTGTGAAAGACAAGTTGAATTGACAGACAAAAACGTAGTCATTTCTGATTGTAGATTTTATAATGAATTAGATGTTATCAAACGATTAGGTGGCAAGACCACGGTAGTATGGCGTAAAGAAAAGCCTGAATGGTGGGACAATGCATGTAAGTCTAATCAATCAAACTCAGATAATATGATTGATCCTATGAAAAGATATCCAGATGTACATAAAAGTGAATATAGTTGGGCTGGATGGGACTTTGATGTTGAATTTGATAACTCTAAAGACTTGGAGCATCTATATAGCCAAGTTTCAGACCTATTGTCTACGTAGTTAACTCTAAAAACGCCTTTTTTTCTCCAATTTCGATAAATATATGTAGCAATTTAAAAATTGTTCAATAGCAATTTAAGAAAAAGGAGAAACAGAATGCCTACATTAGTATCACCGGGCGTGTCAGTTACAGTAGTTGATGAATCGCAATATGCGGCCGCTACTCAAGGGACACTTCCACTAATAGTTGTTGCAACAGCAACAAACAAGACAGACGCATCTGGTTCAGCTATAGCTTCTGGGACACTTGAGCAAAACTCTGGTGTTGCATATCTTGTTTCTTCACAACGAGAATTAGTTGAGACTTTCGGAGAACCTAAGTTCTACGAAGTTGGCGGATCGGTTGTGCAAGGAGCAGAAACTAGTGAATATGGTCTTTTAGCGGCTTATCAATATCTTGGCGTATCAAACAACGCTTATGTATTAAGAGCACCAATTGACTTAGCACAGTTAGAAGCTACTACATCTGAGCCTGCAGGCGCAATTACATCAGGAACATATTGGCACGACACATCTGCATCAAAGTTTGGCGTATTCAAACATGATGGTACAGACTGGGTTGCATATACACCAAAAGTGTTATATGATGCACCAGGAACAGGAAATGTCGAAACCGTAAACGCAGACGGATTTGCTTCACCAGTGAACACATATGGTTCAGCAGGTGACATCGCTGTGGTTGCCTCAACAGTAAAAATTACATATTGGGAAAAAGTTGGAGTTAACTGGGTCGTATTAGGCGACACGGGTTCAGCAGATTTTCAATTTTCAAAATTCGCACCAACAAAACAATCAGACGGTACATCAGCATTGACAACTGGTAACATTTATGTTCGTTTAGCTACACAAGGTGGTGGATTAGATTTAGGAGTATCAGTATATGATGCATCATCAGGTCTATTCACAGCCGTACAAGCACCAACATATTCATCAGATGATTTAGCAGGTGCAGATTTAATTGATGCAGGTGATGTTTACACAAGATACAATGCAACTAAAGGCTTTGTAGAATTACGTAGACATACTGGTAAAGCAGAAACATCAATTACATCAGGAACTATTCCAAATCCAAGTTCAATTACAGCAGACTTCACATTAGAGGGAGTTAACTGGACACCAAATGCATCAACACTTGACGCATTAGTTATTCAGATGCAGTCAAACACAGGGTTGAATGCGGCAAATGTACAAATTGAAAAAGTAGGTTCAAACAAAATCAGATTTACTAAAACAGATGGTCTAGAATTAAACTTAGACTTCACATCAGGTTTTGGTGATTTAGGATTTGCACAATCAACTAACGTTGATAGTGTATGGGCAGACCTATCATATGAGGCAGATGCAGACACACCAAAAGGTGCTGTCACAGAAGGTGCTTTATGGTATAACTCAGATTTAAAAATTGAAATACTAAAAGCAGGCTATGATGGCAACAACATGGTTTGGCAAAAACATGCATGGTCAGAAGACACAGAAGGCAACTATACAAAAGAACTACAATTACGTTCAGGTATGCCTACAACTCGTAAAGACGGAACATCACCATTACAACCTGGTGATATCTGGGTAGACTCTGACGAAATGCCATATCCGGCAATTTATGTATGGAACAATTCTTGGGTTAAGCGTGACAACGCAGACCAATCATCAGCAAATGGTATTGTGTTTGGTCATTACTCAAATGATGCTCCGTATGATGCTGACGGAATCGTAAATACTCGTTCAATTCATGCAAGTGCTCCAAACCCAGAATTATACCCAGAAGAAATGTTACTTGTTAACATGGATTACTCTACATACAACGTTAAGAAATACACTAACGGTGCATGGGAGTGGGCATCAGGTCTAAACCTAGATGGTTCAGGTAAATTCGGTAAAGATGCACAACGTCACATGGTTGTTGAAGCAATGCAAGGCGCATTAACAAGCAATGATGGTATACGTTCAGAAGCAGTATACTTCAACTTAATCGCTTCACCTGGATATCCAGAAATGATGGACGAAATGATTGCTCTAAACAAAGACAAGAAAGAAATCGCTTTCGTAATTGGTGATTCACCAATGGATCTTAAGTCAGATTCTACTTCTCTTAAAAATTGGGCAACTGACAACATGCCAGCTGAAACATATGCAGGTGTTTATTATCCACATGGTCTTTCAACAGACTTATCAGGTAATGATGTTGTTATTCCATCATCAGCAATCGCACTACGTACTATTGCATTCTCAGACCAAGTATCATTCCCATGGTTTGCACCAGCGGGTCTAACACGTGGTGTTGTAACTAACGCAAGTAAAGTTGGTTACGTAAATGCAGAGAACGAATTCTCACAAGTACGTTTAAGCAACGGACAAAGAGATGTTCTTTATACATCTCGTATCAATCCAATCGCAGACCTTCCAAATCAAGGTCTAGTAGTTTATGGTCAGAAGACATCACAGGCATTTGCATCAGCACTTGACCGTATCAATGTTGCAAGACTGACAAACTACATGCGTTATAATTTGGATCAATTATCTCGTGGTTTCTTATTCGAACAGAATGATAAAATCACACGTGATAATATGCGTGATGCAGTTGAACGTTTCTGTGGTGAATTAGTTACTAACAGAGGCTTGTATGACTTCTTAGTAGTTTGTGATGAATCAAACAACACTCCTGCTCGTATCGATAGAAATGAGTTATGGGTTGATGTTGCAATTCAACCAGTGAAAGCTGTAGAATTCATCTACATTCCGCTACGTATTAGAAATACAGGCGAGTCTTTAGCATAATACTAGAGAAAATAACAAGTTTATTAAAGCCCCTTAGAATAAGGGGCTTTTTTATTAAATACAACTTTAATTCCTAACATTATTGATAAATACTCTTATAAACAAAGTTTCGAAACTTTTTAGGAGACAAAAAAATGGCAAGAACATTAAATAATTTCGGTGTACCTACAGATTCCGGTGATACAGTTACTGGTTCAGGTATTCTACAGCCAAAACTGAATTATCGTTTCCGTGTTCAAGTTGCAGGTTTCGGTGGTGTAGCAACAAACACTACTGAGTTCACAAGACAAGTTATGAACGTAACTAGACCAAAAATTACACACGAATCAATACCAGTAGATTCATATAACTCACGTATGTATATGATGGGCAAACACACATGGGAACCTATCACAATTACGTTACGTGATGATATCGCAAACAACTTAACTAAACTAGTTGGTAGACAAGTACAATCGCAGTTGAACCACAGAAATCAAGCTGGTCCGGCGGCAGGTACTAACTACAAGTTTTCTACTCTAATTGAAATCTTAGACGGTAACTCAGGTAACCCTAACGAACAATGGCAACTAGAAGGTTGTTTTGTTCAAAATGCAGACTACTCTCAATCTGATTACTCAGTTTCAGATCCAGTAACTATCGCACTAACACTACAGTACGATAACGCTGTATTTACTGATACTGAAATCATGCCAGATACTACATTTACTAACAACTCTAGTATTCTTGGTTAATTCGGGGTAAGCTGATATGGCTACTTCAAAACAGGCTGGTCAAAATAAACAAGGCAATATCTTAATACAAGATAATGCTAATGCTAGAAAAAGATTTGGGTTCGGCGGCGTCGGACCCATTACCTCTGCTCCCAAAACGGGAGACATGTTCTACGTTGAATTTCATGATATCAACGGAAGAACAATGTCAGGCACTAGACTTCCATTCAATAGATTTGCAAAAGCAATAAGTGGTGTATCAGTTGCCACAACTACTCAGCCTATCGATAGATATGGCAAACGTGTATATATACCAACACGTGTAGATTTTCCAGAAGTACAATTATCAATGTATGATGTTGTCAACGGAGAAATGTTCTCATTCGCTATGGGAATATATAACCAGTTTTTCAAAAATGGTCAAATGCGTACAGACTCAGCAAACATAGAAAATAGCTTAAGAGATTTAGAAACACAAGGCAGAAAGTTTTCGACCAAAGGAAAACCGTTTCATCAAACTTTTGAAAAGGTTACTGTATTTCATTTTTTTGGTAATATTGATGGCTCAAACGACCCATTAGCACAAGGAGATTTTTCAGTAGGTGCTCCTAGAAGTGGTGGTATACAAAAAATTGAATTAATAAATCCATTAGTTACTAATATTACATTTACACCTAGTGACTATGCTAACAGCGAACTTAGAACTATTGAATTTTCACTTCAACCAGAGAATGTTGTATTCTCTACGGTATCAGACGATGTGCCATTCCCAACCTGGATGACAGACGGTCTTCCTTATGAATTGGAAACAGCAATCAGTGATATAGAAAGCGGAGATTATACTAACGATACAGTATCACGTATGAATGAACTATTAAAAGGTCTTTCTAAACCTAGTCAGTTTGATCCAGAAAATGATGAAACTGTACTTACGTTACTTAATAACAATCAACCTACGCTTTCACAAACTACACAAGCACAGAATGATTTAATCAATAAACAAAAACAAGATGAATTGGCTAAATTGTACAATGCAACACAAATGAATAATTTATCTACGCTGGGAAGAAAAGATGGTATAGATCCTAATCAACAATTTACCGCAGAACAGCTAGAAGGGTTTTCATCAGTATTGAATGCACAGAATGAAGTAGCAGAAGCAGAATTTGAAGAAGCTAAGTCAAGACACCAATTTGTCGAAGCAGTCCCTACAGAATCTAGATTTAGAGATCCTTTTGTTCCAGAAACAAAATACCCTCAAGTGGCAGATTTTGCTAATTTAGGTAATACATATGACGGCGGTACAGGAACATATGGTGGTAGTAACTTTGGGGGTGCTATAAAAAATGAATTAGTAAATGCGTTTTTCAATGGACGTAAAATTAATTGGGGTAATATAAGAAATTCAGCGGCTCAAGGTATTGTAGGTAATTCAGGAATAGGTACATTACAAAATCTTAGTAAAACATCACAAAGCAGATTTGGTATAGCAGGTGACTTAATTAGAGATGGTATTAAAAATTCAGGCACAGCCAGTGGAGGACAAATACGAACTACTACAGTTCCTTCTAATATATCATCAAATTCAACATCATCTACACTAAATTCTGCACAATCAAATATTAACGTATTAAAAAATCTTACAAAGGGTATTAGATAATGGCATTTGATATTGACGTACTAAAAGCAAAACTAGTAAAGAAAGGCTTTACAGATGAAAAAGCAAATGTTTTTGCTAGAGAGTTGGTCAATGTAGCAAGGTCCTACGGTGTAAGCCCATATAGTTTAGTCAACGAAGTTAATAATGATATAAACTTAAATGACCTAGGCTCATTTGTAATCAATAGTGCTTTGCGATTTGGATATCAAACAGGAAAAATTAATCCTTCAAAACCAAATAAATATATCGCAAGGGCTATTCTTAAATGAGACAAAAATATCATCAAGGAAAATATACTATAAAAAACCCACAGAAATATTCTGGGAGCGGTGAGCCTACCTTTAGAAGTAGTTGGGAATTAACTTTTATGAATTTTTGTGATGATAACCCGAGTGTAGTTGCTTGGGCTAGTGAACCTTGCAAGATAACATATCAAAATCCATTAAATGGCAAAGTAACAGCATATGTGCCAGACTTTGTTATAGTGTATATGGATAAAGCAGGTAAAAAGAAAGCGGAATTAGTTGAAATAAAACCTGCAACACAATCTAATCCAGAGTTAGCAAGAAGAAGAACAGACAAAACGGCAGTAGTACAAAACTTTGCTAAATGGGATGCGGCAACTAAGTGGGCAACTAAGAGGGGAATGCGTTTTCGTGTACTGAATGAGGGTGATATATATCAAAATACAAAAAAGCCCAAACCAGTAAAACCAAGGAAACGTAAATGAGTACTAAAATAGGGGTCTTTTATGAACCCGGTGCAGGTGGCGACTTTTTCATTACATTATTATCATTGGGATTAAATATCTTCGAAGATCCTGAGTTATTGTATTATGACGATGGAAGAATAAAGATAAGAGGAAAGTCTATGCTTGATGTAGTAGATGACTATGAGTACACTGATGACGATTGTAGCTTACAAGAACTATTTTTGAAACAAAATTTTGATAGATTTATTTCTAAATGTCACCCTTATCTTCCTGAACACAAAGATGAGTTTGCAAAAAAACTTGAAATAAGATATAATAACACGTATAATATAATGTTACATCGAAATCCAACATATACATATCTTAATTACAATTTAAAGAATATAGATAGAATTGTTGAAGATGATAAAAGCAAACATGTGTGGTATACTGACCATTGGAATGAAGTATACAAAAAATCGGTAATAAATACAAATATAATAGATATACATTTTGATGAATTGATTAGGAGCCCAATTAGAACAATAACACGTGTTATTCAATATACGGGTATCGACAAATCAATAGCAAATACTAAAAAAATAAAAGAAGTGTATATACATTACTGCGACAAGCAGAGGTTTTTAGAACCAATCGAAAGGTATTGGAAATGACGAAAAAATTAGAAGAAACATTTAATATATCTTCTGTTGATGACGAAGAAAAAGATAATATTCCTAGTATTGAAGAATCTAAGGAAATTACTGAATTATTAAACACAGAAATAGAAAATACTGAAAAGATTGATGCCGCTCTGCCTATGGTTACTGATTTAAATGAGCATGACAGAGAAATGGATGATATACATGCTAAAGCAATACAGACGTTTGAAGATATGCTACAATTAGGTATGAACGTTGAAGTACATGCAGGTGCAAAGATACTTGAAACAGCAAATCAGCTACTAAAGACAGCAAAAGAAGCCAAAGACAGCAAAGTAGACAGAAAATTACGTATGATTAATCTTCAACTACAGAAAGCAAAGCTGGATCATCAAAAAGATAAAGACACAGGCAAATCTGATGAAGAAATAACAGCAGAAGGTACACTAAATATTGATAGAAATGAACTTTTAAAGCGTATTTCTGATGCACAGAAGGTAGCAGACAAAGTAACGGATAAAAACAAGAAAAATCCAGAAAAATGATAAATAAGAATATACGTTGGAGAGCAACATGAAAAGTTTTATAGAATTTTTAACAGAATCAGAAAAAGAACACAAGATGTCATTGCGTTTTTGCTGTAAAGTAGGCGAAGATGCAGAAAATAGAATTGAAAAGTTTTTAGGTAAGTATGACCTAAGAAATATGTCTAAAACGTCTACTACACCGGTTTCTAAAAATCCGATGTTCTTTAAAGAAGTGGAAAATTCAGAAGTTTCAAAGATTGATGTTGTTACAGGTTACCCTGTATCAGCCGATATCTTACGTCAACAATTAGCAGACTTATTAGGTATGCACTTATCACATGTTGCAGTTCACCCAGAAGGTTGGGAGCCAACTGAGGAAGTAGAAAAAGAAAACAAAGAACCTCTTTTAACTTCCGAAGAAGAATCAAAATCAGACGACGGTGCAAACTATGGTCGTACTTTTGTTGATGACTTTCTAAAGTCTCTAACTCCAAAAGAAGTAGAAGCAGTAGAAAACGAACTAAGTCCAAAAGAACAAAGAGACCAAGCACCTGAACAAATGGATACAGACGAGAAATCTAGTCCTTCTGTTATCTCAGGAGATGAAAAATGAGTAAGCATTACAATTTAACTGTTACTGATGATAACGGAAAATCAGTTACTACTTCAAATACAAGTACAGAACACGCAGAAGAAATTCTACGTATGATGCAACTAGCAGGCATGCAATCACAAGATTGTGGATGCGGTGCAAGTCCTTGTGGGTGTGACGAATCAATCGAAGAAAACGAATATAAACCAACACCAGCTAACGATAAGTTAGATTTAGATGACTACTCAAAAAAATCAGGTGAAAGTATTCCAAAACAAAAGAAAAGTTTAGACAAAGCACCTTCAAGAGGTGATAACCCATTAGAATATTCTTTAGATGAAAATGAAATCTTTGAATCTTTAATGAATGAATTTGAAACAGTTGAAGAAGGCAAACTTCCTCCTGGACTACAAGCATATCAAGATAAGAAAAAAAGCAAAAAAGATGACAAAGAAGATAAAGTAGAAGAAAAGAAAGCAAAGCCTGACTTTGCTGATATCGATGGTGATGGTGACAAAAAAGAAACAATGAAAAAAGCGGCTAAAGATAAAAAAGAAAAAGCCGATG